CTATCCACCTCTCATATAAAGGTCAACATAAATAATACAATCATCAATGTTGTCTACATTTACAGTAACAAGATCATTATTCCAGAAATACAGAGTATCATCGCAAACAAACAAAATATGCTTATTCGGAGTAGTTCCATCAAAGAATTTATCTGCCGTATTCCATCTCTTATAATAATTATTATTATATTTAGCAACAAAAGTCTTATACTTATAAGAGTATAAAATCTAAATATCATTAGCAGTAGTAGCAGAATCAATTATATTGATAGTTTCTTCTGCCGAAAGAGTTCCATCGAAATATTCAATAGAACCAAGTTTTGAAAGTGCTGTATATATTGCCGAAGAAGCGACAGGTTTAGAAGACGAGCTAGTTATTTCAGTATCAACATCGTCTAAAGTAAGAACATCATTTAAATCTCTATCAGTTAAAATTCGAGTTAAATCCCCATTTGATTTAGCCATGTATAATGTTCTGACACTTGCTTGTCCAACACTAAGATTAGTAAACAAATACAGAACATCTGGTTTAAGAGTTATTTGAGAAACATTTTCAGAATCAATTGTTTGATATTTTTCACTACCCTTCCAGTTTGTATAATATGTAGTTCTTCCACCTACGGTATTTTCAAGAATAAAGCATTTAAGGTTTAATGAATATAATACTCTACCTTCAGTAATATCAGTAGGATTATATACAACTGAAGAAATCATTTTAAATTCTTCAAAAGGAAGAACTTTATTAGCTAAATTGTTCTTGATATTTTCTGTAGTTACATATACAGCATTAGATGTTACAGCTCTTAAATCTCCCGAAAGAACTTGATTGATAACATCGCCGCTACCTCCACCACCTGTTAAAAGATAAGGAGAACCATTAGCATATGCGTATATATTTCCATTATAATAATATAAACCTTCAGAGTTAATATCATTAAAATTAGAAACAGTCGAAATGGAAGTCTTCAACTTAACATTTAAATTTCCGTCTTCATCTATCAGAGCGATATATCTTCCACCCTATTTGACATATATCCTCCCGTTAGTTCTAACAATATAACTATCGTTATTGTTTATTATTTCCGACATTTTTAAATTTATTTAAATCAAATTTTTTCCAGGATAATTCCTTAAATCCAAATCTCTTTCTTCCTTTTGGTAGTTTTCCGTCTTTAACGTAATTATCAAAAGTTGCTCTTGAAACTCCCAAATTATGGGCAGCTTCTAACTTACTTACATCTTCAGACATTATTCTTTCTATAAGATCTAAGAGTTCATGCTATTCAGTTTCGGATATATTAGAATTACCAGTATCTATATCATTAATTATCTATTGTAATAAATTTCTTATTATGTTTAATATAGCCATAGGTATATAAACTTATAAATATAAATACAACTACCAAATGTAGTTGAAATAATCTGCCTGTACTAACAGGGATTCCTATGTAATAATCTATTATATTCATCATATCATTAAGCAATATATAATATAACGGCAATCTATGAACATAACAAAACTTAAATATGCGAGATGTTAATAACATATACAACCAAGGTAAAAATGCTAAATGAATAATATAACCTAAAGATATCAAGTCAATATCCCAATATCCAGCAAAGGTATTTATACAATAACCAAAAGCTATAGGATATGGTAAGTATTTAATAAGTATTAAATAACTTTTATGACTTACATTTCGATTTTGCTTTCCCGCCTTCTCCAAAGTGTCTTCCTCTGGTATAACCGGCTCGTCTAGCTAACGGTTTTGGTCTTTTCATACTATTTTTCAGTTTATTTTTAAAAATATTTTGTTCTAAGAATTAAACAAAAAAAAGTGGATTCTTATTCAGAACCCACTTCTTTAAAAATATTACTAACAGTTTTATAAGAATACATATTTAAATTTCCATTTAAATGAGCTAACTCTTCTTCATCCATATCTAATACTTTAGATATATGACATATTAAATGGTAGTATTCGTGTGATATAGTATTTATTAACTAATAAACAGAACTTGTTTTACTGATTATAATAACAGAACTTTTTAAATTCAAGTTTGAATAGGTTAAGCCTGTATTTAGTTTGCAGTTTTCTAAATTATCTAAAGCTCTATCAATATACTATATAGGACATTTAATATCCTTTAAAGTTTCAATTATAAAATCAATATCATCACAAGTTGCTTCATATATAACAGTAATATTCCAATTATTTGTGTTAATATGGTCAACAATCATAACATGTCTTCCCACTCAATTGGAATTCCTAAAAATACCATATCAGCATACCAACGGTTAAATACTATTCCATCATAACCGTCTCTATCATCAATCACGTCTTTCACATACAATGCCAAATGCTTCTCGTCTGAAATACTACTACCCATGTAATCATTGTTTCCCATATTATATACATATACATAATCATGTAAATCATTATGGTCCAATTTAACAGAGTATTTTTGCAATATTTCATCTACTTTTTCTTTTGAAACAGGGCTCTTTCCATGATCCATTTTACTTACTGCAAAGTCACATAGTTTCTTATTAAAATGTTCTCCGTAATACCGAAGGTATCTCTTCATGGAAGAAGGCCTGTCATCGTATAAATCTAATCTCATCTTCTACGACCATAGCGATCTCCGTAACGGTCTTCATATCTATCACCATAACGATCGCCATATTTAGAATCTTCTGCCATATCTTCAAATATAGCCTGCAAGCATTCAGCGTGTTCAGTTATTTTAGAAATAGCCTTCATGGCTTTCCCAAATTTATCCTCAGTTAATTCTAAAATTATCATTTCTTTATTAAATCAAATATTTTGTCCAATTTGGATTCAACACCATCAAATCTATTTTCAAGATTTAAAAGTCTATCATCCCTCTCTTTATCTTTAGCAAATTGTGGATTTAATTCTTTAAGAATTTCTTCACAATCAACAACGTTCTACTTATATGTATCAATGTTATTAAGAATCTATCTACTATTGTGTAATAGAGATTCCACTTCTGTTTGGATTCCCTATCTAGTTTCACTAATTACAAGTTTCCCTCCATTATAAGTAACAACATTGTTTATGCTAGGCAAATTGTTAAATTCTTCAACACTATTTCCTATACGAACTTTTAAATCTAAAGTCCCATTATATTTAGGCTGACTTACCCCAATTATTTCTCCAACAGAATATTTCAACCCAGAAGTTTTATCTAAAAGATATATAGAACTTCCTTGAGAAAGAGCTGAAAACATATTATGCAGTTAATAATTGCATTAAATTGCAATCCTTTGAATAATATAGTAAATATACTCCAGGTTGAGAAAGTTGTGTTCCAGTAACAGCAGTTCCTCCTGCTAAGGATACAGCTTGAGCAAAGTCGTTTGACTAAAATAGTATAGGAAGTGTTGTATTAGTAATCTCTGTATTTAACCTAAATAAGAGAAGTCCTTTACCATTTAAAAACCTAAAAGCCCTAGATGGAATATTAATAATTACATTGGTATCATTTACAACAATGTTACCACTTTCAATCATAGGTATTCCATTTCTATTAGAGAAATTAAATGGATAATTAGTGGTTGCACCAAACATAATTAATTCCAAAAACTTGTCTGTTGCCAATTACCTATATAAGGAGTAGCATTAGCAGCTACAATATTAGGCCATTGAACAGGAACTGTATTTGGCTGTTTATATGCTATTTGATTTATCTTATCATTAAGGGCATTGAAGGCTGAATTAAAGGCTTCAGTCTATTTGTCATTACTAATTTGCCCTCTTAACTGAGTAATAATATCACCCTAAACGTCAATCTTGTTCTGAAGTTCACGTTCCTTCAAATCACAGAACTCTTTGGTAATAAGAGTATTCTAAGCAGAAATGGCATTGAGAATATTATTAGTATTCCTATCTGCTTGAGAACCTAATTGATTTGTCTACTGACATACAGCAAGTTGGTCAGCACTTTCTATCTAAGCTCTCTGAAGCTGAGCAGAAGCATGATTAGCAGCTGCTTGACTTTG